TTCTAGTGCAGTAACCACTGCAAAGATTGCTGCAGATGCAGTTACTAATGCAAAGGTTGCTGACGATGCAGTTCAAATAGAAAATGTTGCGTCTGGTTTAAATCTTGGTCGTAGAAATCTTTTCATCAACGGCGATATGCAAATATCACAAAAGCCTAACGCTGGTTCTTTGGCAATGGCACATGATGGTAATACCAGCAGCGTCTTAGTTGATAGATTTAGAATGTCTCTGGGTGGTACTCACGAACAACTTGACGGAACTCAAGCACAAGTTGCTGAACACCCTTTGTCAAATGGGTTAGCTAAATCATTAAAATGGACAACTGGAACACCAGAAACTTCTTATGATGCAGATGAGTATGTGTACTTTACACAAATAATCGAAGCAAGAAATGCTCAACATCTTAATTGGGGAACTTCTAATGCTAAATCAATTACACTTTCATTCTATGTTAAGTCATCTATAACTGGAACATTTGCTGTTGGAATTTATAAAGACGATAATACTGCAAGAATTTATAATAAAACATATACCATTTCTTCTGCCAATACATGGGAGAAAAAAATTGTGACATTTGCTGGTGATACTGCCGGTGGTGGAATCAATAATGATAATGGTCGAGGGTTTTATATGAGTTGGCACTTAGGCGCTGGTTCTGGTTCTGTAGGTGGTGGTTCTAATGGTGCATGGAAATCTTACAGTGGTTTATCTGACTGGGCAGACGGACATGGAACAAATGCTGTTATGACAACTTCTGGTGCAACATGGCAAATGACAATGTGTCAATTGGAAGTTGGCGATAATGCTACAGATTTTGAGCACCGCTCATTTGCAGAAGAGCTTGCGCTTTGTCAAAGGTACTACCAAGAGTATATTAGTTATAAACTGTATTTTAACGGTGCTAATGAACCATCTTCAGAAATAGGTAATTCTAGGCTTTTACCAGTAGTAATGAGGGCGCTTCCCACTGTAGCAAATAAAACTTCTACACACGGTTCGGCTGGTGCATTTTCTGCTAATACTCACTCAATACGGTATTTGACAGTCAGTAGTCATGGCAGTGGTGGTTTTAATGTTGGGTTTGATTTAGATTCGGAGATGTAAAAATGAAAATTACTAAAGCAAAATATTATAGTAGTGAAAAGGATATGATTGAAGCAGAGATTGATGGTGTGACATTAGATGTACCAACAGACCCAGACAATATACACTATGCAGAGATAGTAAAACAAGTTGCAGATGGTGACTTGACAATTGCAGACGCAGACTAAATAGTAATGAAAATTAAAGGTAGACAATAATGGCATATATTGGAGCAAGTCCTACATACGGAGTATTCGATAGACAAGTATTGACAGGTGATGGTACAACCACACAGTTCAATATTGACCATATGGCTGTGCCAACTTCTTTGTTGGTTGTATTAGATGGTATTGTTCAAGAACCAGAACATTCATACTCAACTGCACTAGTTTCTGGACAACCAGTAATTAATTTTTCAGAGGCACCAGATAACGCTGGTAGAATTTCTATTGTATATCTTGGTAACGAACTTCTTACTGCAACGTCTGTTAATTCTAATACTCATATTGATGAGTTTAATGGAACTGGTTCTGCAACTACATTTACATTAACAAGAGCCCCAGCCGCAAACAATGCTGCAAATTATGCTGTGTTTGTTGATAATGTATATCAGAGATACGGTTCTTCGTATTCGTATACTGTTTCTGGTACAACGATTACATTTACTTCTGCACCAGCAAGTGGAACAAATAACATTCAAGTGATACAATTAAATGGTGTGAACACACTAAATACTGTTGCGAATGGAGCAATTAGTAAAGCAAAACTAGACTTTGATCCAGAAGATGACGCAACAGCTCTGGCTATTGCTTTAGGATAATATAAGGAAACAAAATGGCGAACACATTCAAAAATGCAGCAGCAGCAAACGTATCCAATAGTTCATATGCAACTTTGTATACTTGTCCTTCTGGTACACAGACTGTTGTTCTTGGACTTGCAATTGCAAACAAGACAACTAATGCTGTAACAGTACAGGTTCAGTTTACAGATACTTCTGCTTCTAATGCAACATTTCAACTTTTAGAAAATGTAAGTATCCCAGCGAATACTACATTGGAAACACTCGCTGGACAAAAATATATTTTAGAGGCAGGAGACATTCTTAAAGTCAAAGCAGGAACTGGTTCTGCTCTGGATGTAGTTATGGGTCTAATGGAAAAAGCATAGGGGTAACTTAGTATGCCATTCTTAGGTAATCAACCACAACAGGGGTTTGCAAATTCGGTAGTAAAGGATACCTTTACACCCAATGGTTCAACTACGGCGTTTACTCTTAGTAAGTCTGCTGGTAGTGCAAACGACATTGAAGTTTATGTAGGTAATGTTCGCCAAGAACCTACAGAGGCTTATACTGTCAATGGAACAACGCTTACCATGTCAGAAGCAATTGCAACTGGAATAAACTTCTATGTCTTGCACGTTCAAGGTACAGTAGAGAGTACTATTGCACCTCAGTCAAATTCTGTTGGTACAGGTATAATTCAAAATAGTGCAGTGACAGATGCAAAGATTGCTGGAATGGCGGCGTCAAAACTTACTGGTGCATTGCCTGCTCTAGATGGTTCTTCGTTGACTGGAATAGAATCATTTACTAGAGCGACTATTGATTTGAGTTCAGTTGAGTCATTTACTGGTCTACCATCCACTACAGAAATAATTCATCTTGTGATTGTCAACGGACAAAGTAGTGGTGACATAATTGTTAGGTTACGAGCTGGTGGTAACATTGTATCAAGTAATTACTATACAGGCTTGGATTACCGATATAATGCTGGTTCAAATTCATGGACAAATGCCGGTGGCGCCAGTTATACTACAGGTATCGCACAGTTGGGTAGCTGGGGTGGTTCAACATTATTTAACTCTGTTCTTACTATTTTAAGAAACCACAGTGCAACTGACAGTAACCCATCATTTTCTGCAAGTGGTTTGGTGTTTTACAGAAATTATAATACTCATGGGGGCCTTGGAAGAATGATAGGACTCAGTACTGGATTGGGTGCTGCGTTTGATGGGGTTACAGTTACCTCAGCAAATGGTTCTATGACCGCCGGTAAAGCAACGATATATTATAGGTAGATAAGTTATGAAAACAAAAGCATTAGATGTATCAACTGGAAAGATAATAGACATAGAAGACCCAGATGAGGTTATAAATGATGAAGAAAATCTTGTGGCACTTCGTGCAAGAAGAAATGAAATGCTTGCATCAACAGATTGGACACAGAATAGAGATGTTACTCTATCAAATGATGATGATTGGAAGAAGTATCGTCAAGAACTTCGTGATATAACTAAAACATATAAGTCACTTAAAGATGTGAAGTGGCCGGAGAAACCATAATGGCTTTAAGTAAAGTACAATTATCAGAAGCAACTGGACGTAGGAATCTTGTCATTAATGGTGCCATGACAGTTTGGCAAAGAGCAACGGCCGCTACCCAAGCAGTGAATACTTACTCAACTGCTGATAGATGGAGAATGGATGGATCGACAGGAACAGATGGTGCCTTTACTACTGAACGGTCAACTGACAATCCTTTTGGAACTGGTTACTCAATGAAAGCTCAAGTTACAACAGCAGATACAAGTCTTGGTGCCGGGCAGTATGCAAGAATTTATCAATATATTGAAGCACAAAATTTACAACACTTATTGTATGGAACATCTTCTGCAAAAACTTTAACACTTTCTTTTTGGGTAAAGTCAAGTAAAACTGGAACATATTCAATACTGTTAAGAAAAGTTAATAGTACTCCCTATCATTTTATTCACAATTACACAATCAGTAGTGCCAATACTTGGGAGAAAAAAGTAATAACAATAACTCCAACTGCTGGTAGTACTTCATTTATTACTGCATCTGCTGGTTCAATTGTCAATAGTAATGCGACTGGATTAGAGTTGGCATTTAATCTTGCTCATGGTTCTCAATATGGAATAGGAACAAGTAATACTTGGTCAAGTAATACTAATACATATGGATTAAATGGGCAAGTAAACTGGATGGATAGTACATCTAATAATCTTTACTTAACAGAAGTACAACTAGAGGTTGGTAGTGCTACAGATTTTGAGCACCGCTCCTATGCAGAAGAACTTGCAGCTTGCAGACGTTATTATATCAGGTTGGCATCTAATAGCACATACGATTGTTATGCAGATGGGTTTCTTTGGACAGCTACAAACAGTATGGTGTTTATCAATTTTCCTCAACAAATGAGAGCTGAACCTACATTGGGTCACAATGGTAGTTTTACTGTAAGGACATCTGGTTCAGATGCCGCAGTGTCAGGCATTGTTGTAAATAGGGCTTTTAACGATACTATGCAGATGTATGTAACTCATGCTTCAAAAACAGAAGGTAAAGGCTGTCAACTAGGCAATAACAATGATGCTGATGCATATTTAGAATATATAGCGGAGTTATAAATGAATATTACCAATGCAAAATACCATGCTCAAGATGGTGACAAAACTAAACAAAACGTATCAGTAATTTGCACTATTGACGGAGCTAAAATGTCAGTTCCTTTAGACCCAAATAATATGCACTATGCAGAAATTCTAAAGCAAGTTGATGCAGGCACACTAACAATTGCAGACGCAGACTAAATATGAAAAAGGGAAATAGATAATGCCATTCATAGGACAACAACCTCTTCACGGTGCATATTCAAAGTTAGATGCTATCACAGCATCTGCAACTGCAACATATAACTTGTTGTTGGATGGTGTTGCATTTTCACCTGAATCTGCAAATCACCTTTTGGTTTCACTTAATGGTGTTATTCAGGCTCCAGTAGATTCTTTTACAGTCAATGGTTCACAAATCATATTTGATTCTGCTCTTACAAGTTCAGATAGTATTGACTTCATTCTTGCATTGGGTAATGTTCTTGATATTGGAACACCAAGTGATAATACAGTCTCTACTGCAAAAATAGTTAACAATGCTATTACTGCAACAAAACTTGCAGACGCAAACTTTGCTGGTAATACAAACACTGATACCACAAACAGTGGTAACGTCACACTTGATTTCGCAACATTTCAAAATCATGTCCTTACCCTCACAGGTAATGTTACACTTGTAAACCCATCAACTGAAGCAGTGGGTCAAACAGGTATTCTTGTTTTCATTCAAGACAGCACAGGTAGTAGAACAGTTTCTTTGGGAACTGATTATGAAACTGCTGGTGGTGCTGGTATTACATTATCAACTGCGGCATCAACGACTGACATCGTACCTTACATCGTTGCCGCCTCTGGAAGAATTTTACTTGGCGCTCCCCAACTTGCTTTTGCATAGGAGTTAATACAATATGTCACTTCTCAATGGTTCACCAACATGGATGTACAATGCTGGTAGCAACTTTTATCCACACGAAATAAATCAATCCTTACGTTTCAATGACGCTGACACTCCACGTTTAACAAAAACTTGGGGGCAGGCAGCGACAGACGATGGAACTTGGACTATTTCCATGTGGGTTAAAAGGAGTACATCATCAACTTGGAATACATTGTATGCAGAAGAAAGTCAAGCATGGACAACTGCTGCTTTTTATAATGACACATTGTATGTTCAAATAAATGAAGGTGGCGGTGCTCGATATATTCAAACAAATAGATTGTTCAGGGATTTTTCATCTTGGTATCACATAGTCGTTGCATTTGATAAAGATAACAGTACAGCGGCTTATCGTTTAAGACTGTACATTAATGGCACTGAAGAAACATCCTTTTCAGCAGACCAGCGTAGTAGTATAAGCAGTAGTGCAAACTCAAACTGGAATACAAATGGTAAAGCGTGTGCTATTGGTGCGAGAAGTGCTACTAATAATAGTTTGAATTTTGATGGATACATTGCAGAGTTTCATAATATTGATGGTCAACAATTAACACCAAGTGCTTTCGGCGAAACGAAAGAAGGTATCTGGATACCAAAAGAGTATACTGGTACTTATGGTAACAATGGCTTTTATCTGCCGTTTGATGACGGTAGTGCAATTGGTGATGATGAAAGCACAAACACAAATGATTGGACTGTAACTAATCTAGTCGCAACTGATGTCGTAAAAGACACGCCAACTAACAACTTTTGTACTTTTAATCAAGCCGCTATTGATAATACAGTTGGAACAACACTTTCAGAAGGTAACTTAGGGGTTACACCTAATTCTTCTGGTGGGTTTGAGGGTGCTGTAGCATCTTTCACACTACCAAGAACAGGTAAATGGTATTGGGAATATCGCACTGGCCAGGGTGGCAGTAGTATATACGGCAGACCTTCACTTATTACAGTAGACGAATACATGACCCAAACTACCAATTCTGGTGAAATCTCAGGCGGTAGTGCAGCATCAAATCCTAATGGAGTTTTGTTTACTGCAAACGATGGTGGTAAACGCACAAATAATGCTGACAGCTCTCATGGTAGCGCAGTATCATCAGGTAATATTATCGGCAATGCTTATAATGCAGATACAGGACAATGGTACATATACATAAACAATAGTATTCAAGCGTCAGGTGCGGCAATCAGTGAAAGCATAAAAGGAAATCTTGCTGGAAAAGATGTTTATATTCTGCACGAAAGGTACAACGGTAATGGTCTTGATATGTATAACTTTGGTCAAGACAGTTCATTTGCTGGCGCCGTTTCTGTAGGTGGTAACGCAGATGAAAATGGTTACGGTGATTTTAAGTATGCGCCGCCCTCAGGCTATCTTTCGCTTTGTTCTCAGAACTTACCAGATCCAGAGATAGACCCAAATGGTGAGGAAAACCCAACAGATTATTTTAATACGGTGCTTTATACTGGCAACGGTGGCACTTCTCAAGCAGTAACAGGTGTTGGCTTTTCTCCCAATTTTTTATGGACAAAATCTAGGTCAAGCTCAGACAATCAACATATTTTTGATTCGGTAAGAGGTGCGTCAACAACGAGACTTTTTGCTAATTTAACAAATGCAGAAGATGGAAACTATGGTTCAATAAATTCTTTTGATTCAGATGGATTTACAACGGGCAATAATACTGGAACAAATCAAAACAACACAACCTATGTAGCTTGGAACTGGAAAGCTGGTGGTTCTGCTGTTACTAATAATGATGGTACACTTACTTCACAAGTTTCTGCCAATACTGATTCTGGATTTAGTATAGTCACTTATTCTGGTTCAAATTCTGCTGGTTCTTTTGGACACGGTCTTAATCAGGCGCCGGATTTTGTTATAATTAAACAACGAAATGATACAGGTTTTTGGGCAGTTGGCGCAGATATAAATGGATGGACTTGGAGTTCAGACTTTTTACAATTACAATCAAATGCTGCAAAAGCAACAAATGGTGGTACGACTATCTTCACATCGGCACCAACAAGTACAGTTGTTAATATTGGTGGTGGGTCAGTAACAAGTACATCTGGCAAAAATTTAGTTGCATATTGTTTTCATAATGTTGAGGGATATCAGAAAGTTGGAACTTGGGAGGGCAATGGAAGCACTAACGGGCCTTATGTTAATTGTGGTTTCAAGCCTGCTTTTGTTTTTATGAAAAATATAGATGCCGCAGAAAACTGGTTAATCTATGATAATAAACGTGATCCTTTTAATGTTACAGATGAAGCGCTATTACCTAACTCTAACAGTCCATCTGGTGGGTCTGCAAACGCAATGGACTTCCTCTCCAATGGTTTCAAACTTAGAAGCGGTGCTGGTTCATTAAATGGAAGCGGCAAGACATTTGTATTTCTTGCAATAGCAGAACAGAGTTTCAAATATGCCAATGCCAAGTAGTGAAAGTCTTATAAATAAAAGAAAGTATCGGAGAAGGTAATGCCTTGGAAACATGACGGAAAAGTAATAGTTGAGGGAAGAAGTTGGAGATCTTCTGAAGGTATTGCACACCCCAAGAACTGGAGCAGTGCATGGTCTGATGATGATAAGAAATCGTTTGGACTAACTTGGGAAGAAGTTGCCGCAGAAAAATCATATGACAGTAAATTCTATTGGAATGCTGATACTGCAAAAAGTTTGACAGATGTTAATGAGGTTGACTCAGATAATAAACCCATTTTGGACAGTGATGGTAATCAAGTCGTAACACTTGGCCTTAAAACAATTTGGACTCAAAACACAAAGAATACAGCAAACTCTAAACTTGCTGAAACAGATTGGTATGTCGTAAGAAAGGCAGAAACAGATGAAGCAATTCCTAGTAAGGTTGCTACATATAGAACTGCCGTAAGGACTGCCTCCGCCTCAATAGAAAAGTCAATCACAGATGCAAAAGATTTAGATGCATTCATTGCTTTATTTGAAACGCCTGTTGACAAAGATGATAAACCAACTGGTAATGCTCCCATTGACAATTGGCCGGAGGATCTATAATGGCATTGATTAAAACAAAATCTAGAGGTATAAATTTAACAGATAATTTTGCTTTTACTGGAACTGTATCTGGCGCTGGTAAGATTGTGCAAGTTAAACAAACTGTTGTTGCTACCTTTCCTACGAACAACTCAGCAAATGCATGGACTAATATTGGTGATGTAACGATTACTCCAACAAATGCAAATAATGATATTTTAATTCAAGTAGTAGTTGCATACGGAGGCACTGATAATAATTATTCTGCCGGTCGAGTACTAAGAACAAGAACAACACCAGCTGGTTCGGATAATTTGCGAATAGGAAATGCAAATTTTACTGAAACTAGATTTACTGATGCATCCTTCGGATTACAGATGAATGCGTCAGCCAACGATACTTACAAAGTATGGAATACTACATTTAATTACTTAGATACAACTCACAATTCTACGAGTTCAACGACTTATTCTGTACAAGGTAAGTCAGATGGCGGTTATGCTTCAAGAACTCTTTTTATTAATCGTTCTGAGTCAAATCCTGGCGATGGTCATAATCCACCGCCATGGACAACAATAACAGTTACGGAGATAGCAGCATGAGTGTAAGTATGGCAAAAGCATTAGAGGCGTTGAATATTACTGAATGGACTTACGATAGTGAACCTAATACTGAGGCTGAATTTCTAAAAACATTCAAAAAAGTAACAGGTGCAGATGAAAGTGGTACTGCAATACTAAGTGATGATTCATCAAAGTTTGGGGTGACTTGGACACAGATATCTGCAAAATTAAAAGAATTAAATGATGCAGAAGGCCTTCGGAGATTGCGTGAAGAACGTAATTTAAAACTTGCAGAAACAGATTGGTGGGTATTACCAGATAGAACACCAACTGATGCACAAAAGAAATATAGAACTGACTTGCGTGATATTACAAAGGAATATAGTTCCTTGGATGATGTCAAGTGGCCAACCAAACCGTAATAAATAAAAAGAAATAGGAAAAGATAGATGCCAATTTCACAAATTAAAACTGATGGTATAGCCAGTGATGCTGTAACCCAACCAAAGATTGCAGATAATATTACTTTGGATGGTACACAGTTTGTTAAAGTGCCTGCAGGCACAACAGCGCAACGTCCATCTAGTGCTGCCGGCGGACAACTTAGATTTAATACTGACTTAGGAACGCTAGAACAATATAATACTACTACTAATGCTTGGCAGGCAATTGACAGTCCACCTATTATAACTGGTGTTGCTTTTTCTGGTAGCATTACTGCTGCTAATCCTGCTGGTGGTGAGACAGTTACAATCACAGGTTCAAACTTCAAGGCCGGTGCAACAGTAGTCATTGGTTCTACTGCTGCTAGTTCTGTGACTATTAATTCTACTACACAAATTACAATAGTTCTGCCTGCTAAAGCTGCTGGTGACTATGATGTTAAGGTAACAAATACAAACGGACTTTCTGCAACTTCAACAAATGCTATATCATATAATGGAACACCGGCGTTTACAACTGCGGCTGGTAACTTAGGAAGTCTTGCTGAAGATGTCGCAATGTCAACGATTACTATTGTTGCGGCTGAACCAGATGGTGGAACACTTGCGTATTCAGTAACTAGCGGTGCATTACCTACTGGTGTTTCTTTGGGTTCTGCAAATGGACAACTAACTGGAACACCCAATGTAAACCCTTCTGCTAATACAACATTCAACTTTACTGTAACTGCAACTGATGATGAGAATCAGACAAACAGTAGAGCATTTAATCTAATTGTTCTTCGTCCTATCTATGCGACTAGTATTGCTAACAGTTTAGTATTTAACGATAATGATAGCACGAGATTGTATCGCACACATACTGCCGGTAATCGTAAGACTTGGACTTATAGTTTCTGGATTAAACGTCTACAATTGGATTTGGATCAAACTCTCTTCCACACAGGTGCTGCAAATGGAAACTACTTTAATATGTCCTTTGGCACCGATAATAAGATTTATATAAATACATGGGCTGGCGCATTTCTGGCTACAACTAGAGTATTTCGTGATGGCCACGGTTGGATGCACATAGTTCTGGCCGTAGATACTACACAGTCAACTGCTACGGACAGATTCAAAATTTATGTAAATGGCGAATCACAAACATATAGCACAAACAGTATTAATTCTGCCTTTGCACAAAATGCCGACACGCCCGTAAATCAGGCGCAACAACATACAATAGGTAGTAGAAATCCTTACAATACTGATGTTATTCTAGATGCCTATCTAGCAGATGTTCACTTTGTTGATGGTACGGCACTTGCTCCGACTGCTTTTGCAGAGGAATACAATGGTGTATGGGCGCCTAAGGCATACTCTGGAAGTTATGGAACTAATGGATTCAGACTTGATTTTGCTGATGCTTCTGCGCCTGGAAATGATGTTTCTGGGGAGAACCATGATTGGTCAGCAACTGCTTTCACTGTAAGTGACCAATCAATTGATTCACCTACTAACAACTTTGCAACCCTTTCTCAAATTACAATGGGATCAAATAATTCACTGAAAATAGGCGGCCTAACTATTAATGGAGTTTGGTCTGCCGACTTATCTGGTTTTACTGGAACACAATTTCTTAATAGTGGTAAATGGTATTGGGAAGTGCGGGCAAACAGCACTGGCACATATCCATACATAGGTATTTCTACACAAGAACTGACAATGAGAAATGCGACAAGTGGCAGTTATTATAGTATTGCTTGGCGCCCCAACGGCACTGCTGTTTCAAACGGCAACGATATGGGAACAATCACAAAAACTAATGTTGAAACATATGGAAACGGTGATGTTATAATGATTGCAGTGGATGTGGATGCTAGAAAACTTTGGTGGGGAGAAAACGGTGTTTGGTCGAATAGTGGCAACCCAGCAAACGGTACTGGCGAGCGTGCCTCATGGACAGTGAATGAACCTATCGTTCCATTTATTTCTGGTTATCAGGGCCAAGGGGTAGGAACTAACTTTAACTTTGGTCAAGATTCTACTTTTGCTAATAACGAAACCGTTGCAACAAATTCTGACAGTAATGGCATTGGCGAATTCCATGAATCTGTACCAGCAGGCTTCCTTGCGATTTGCTCTAAAAATCTATCAGAATCAGCAGTTAATACAACAGTTGATGATCGTCCAGAAGATTACTTCACAACAACTCTTTACGCTGGTGATAATTCTAATGATAGAACTATTACTACAGGATTCACGCCAGATTTTGTTTGGTTAAAAGCCAGAAACTCAACTAGTACTCACACCTTGTACGATTCAATTAGGGGAAATACACATTGGATTTCTACTGTCAGCAATCCGGCGCAGGTCACTAACTCTTCGTTGGGATGGGGAGATTCAGGCCCTACAACTAATGGATTTAAAGTTTATAAGGGAACAAATGCAGCTATCAATAATACTGGAACGAATATGGTTGCATGGACTTGGAAGGCTGGTGGCGCTCCAACTGCATCAAACTCTAATACGTCTGGTGCTATGACAGCAAACTCAGTTTCACTTAATGGAACACTTCAATCTTCATACACACCATCTGGTTCACCTACTCAGTATCCAACAAAAATGTCTATAAACACAAAGGCAGGATTTAGCATTGTCGGTTGGACTGGCGCTGGGGCCATCAAAACTCTTCCTCATGGTTTGAGTTCTGCACCAGAAATGATGGTACTAAAAGGAACTGATGCTAGAGCTTGGACAATATGGCATAAGAACTTGACAAGTGGTGCTTATTATGTAAACTTCTCATCAACTAATACTCAAACTTCTGATAACGCTATGTTTAACAGTGCTGTTCCAGATGCCAATCTATTTACCATAGGAACTTACAATTATGTAAATAATGTACCTTATTTTGGTTACTTCTGGCATTCAGTTCCAGGCTACAGTAAAATAGGCAAGTATGTTGGTCAGAATGTTGCTAATGATGGGCCATTTATAGAGTTGGGATTCAAGCCCGCTTGGATTATGTTAAAATCTTTG